GTTGAATTTATTGAACGTCCTCAGAATACATATGATGAAGTTTCTGAAATGGTTGAACGCGGTTTTGAACCACGTATGGAAATTCCTCAAAAGAGGGAAATGGAAAGTTTTGGCGATCTCTCTTATCAACAGAGAAGTGGTGGACAGGAGATTCTCAACATGAGAAATCGTATGTACGACACTGGTCGTATGAACAACCTTTCCCCGATTGAAAAACAGATGGTCGGTCCAGGTCTCGGTCTCGGTGCTGACACTCCCGCAAGTGGTGGTTATCAACAGATGTTCCGTGTGAACCCTATTAATGTAGGTGAATATAGACTTACTACACTTCCAGGACGCTCTGGTCCAGCCGCGGATATCACTGGCGGTCGCTCGGCTCTTGTAGGACAGTTGACCCACAATAAACCAGAGACTACTGCCCACTTACCAACACGTCTTCCACCCAGTGCCGGTCGTGCTCAAGGTATGTCTGGTGCGATTCCAAGAGCGAGTCATCAGAAGACTATGAGAACAACTAACCGTTCGGAGACGGGTCACCGTGCGGATGGATTAGGTTTTAATGGTGCCAAGCGTTTCATATCCGCTCAAAGTATGCCACAAGATCCTACACGATTTAAGAGTGATCGTAACGACGGTCAATTTGAGCATTACGCTCATGCGAATCCAGGTATTACCAACTTCAGAGGTGCGTATGAGACTAGCGCGGCTGCTAAAATTACTACGAAGAACAACGAAGAGTTGATGAGGTACGGCTTCCGTCCAGAGGATCGTCGTGGTAAGGCTAACCGTATGGGTAACAGGGGTCGTATGAATGTTAGAGAGAGTGCCCTTAAGCAGGGTGGTGCCCTCACTGCCGTTCGTACTGATACTTCCCGTATTGACGGTCGCGTGAATGGTCCAAATGGTGGTTGGACTCAGAACTATCAGCAGAAGCCATTCCATCAGTTCAATGCATACAAGGGTAACGAGAACCCATACACTCGTGACTTGGGTATCGCGAAGAGGCAACTCCAGAACAACCCCCTCTCTCAAAGTATTTGTTAGATGTTCAGTTATAGATAAAAACAATCATTAAAATATTGTACCTATATTTTAATGAAGGTTCACACCCTTGACATAGATAGTAGTGAAAGGGATACCAACGTGTATACGTATGCTAATAGTTACACCGTGACTCTCAAAGAACCTATATATGATGTCACACAAATCAAATTGATTTCCGCTCGTATTCCAACACCTCAATTGATTACGTGTGCTACGAATAAAACGTTTAGCATTCATGATTCGGGTGCACCCAATGATCTCATTGAGGTTACATTAAACGAAACCAATTATACGAATGGCACAGCCCTTGCCTCAGATCTTGATACTCTCATGCAACCACCAGCGACATGTATAGATGAGGTTGTGTTTGACACAGATACACAGGCTCTAACATTCTCTAATACGGATGTGGGGTCTAGTAACACCTTCACATTCAATTTCTTTGATGGTACGAATGGTTATTTGAGTAACGTGGCTCTCACGACACCCCATCAAGTCATGGGGTTTTCTTCTAAAAATCCAGTGGAGAGTGATAGTATCGTTTCTGGGGCTATAAATCTTGAAGGACCAAACTCACTCATTCTTCGTATGACATCGGGGTCAGATGAATTTACAAAGACTGTATATTCTACGACACCGTTTTATACCGGTCACATTCTCCTGAATGGTACAGATGTTATGAACTTCCATGGTGCTGACGATCCACTCACACACGAGTTTTACAAGGGACCACAGAAGTACGTCAAGGATATCAAAATAGAGTTCTTCTACATGAGCCATGGTAGACTCATTCCTTACGATTTCAGGAATCAAGATCATATTTTGAAATTTGAAATTACATGTTCTACAGACAAGTTACAGGGTCTTCCAAAGGTTCCTTTAGAAGTTGTTGAAAAGGAGTTATCGCCACCAGTAAGTATCCCTGATATGTTAGTTGATACTTATAAATGGAAAGACTATCTTTCTATAGGTATTATTGTATTCGTTGGTATAGTTATCATGAGTCTCATGAAGCGTAAACCAAAACTTAGCGAGTAACCGCATAGACGGGCTGAGCAGGCTTAGACACACGGGTGGAGATACCAGAGATGATCATGTAGACCGCGATGGAGAGTAGAGTAGTGAGCACAGCGGTGAGGGTGTACTGAGTACCACCGTTCTTGGGCACCTTGATCACCTGCTGAATGAACCAGCGAACGAGGTCCATCCACGACATGGCAGCCGCAAAGGAGAAACCCGCAACGATGGAGTTGAGGGACTGAGTCTCGAGCTCCTGAGAGACGAGGTTGACGGTCTTGAGCGCTTGGGCAGTCATGTCGGCCATTGTGAGTTTTTATACTGTATGTTTAGAAAATTTATTCTGGTAACAACTCCTCTTTTTCTACTAATTTCTTATACTTTGGTTGTCTGACAATTGACGACTTGGCAAATATTTGCTCTTCATCATCTGAATCTCCATCAGCACTGGACTCAGAATCATCATTTGTTACTTGAAATGATTTGTATTCAGAAATCGTCCACCCCTCAGGTTCCGATGTACTCATTACTATTAATAGCATTTTTTAACATCTGTTCTGTCGGATTTTGGGGAACCCAGCTGTCCCAGCGATCAACCGCTTCATTTATTTGGTTGAAGATTGGGTCATTGCCTGAATATCTCACAAACTCTGGACAATTTTCTGGTTCAACATCCTCTTCATCCTCATCCGTTTCTTCATCTGTCAACTCTTCTTCATAAATTTCAGGCATCGTAGAACCGATTGTTTCACCGACTTTGTACATCGCACAATACTTCATCGCATATTCCATATCTTCGGAGATGATTACATCTCTTCCACAAGCTTTGGCGTATTCGGCTGAAAGTAAAGTAGCTTTTTCCATAACAGGTAAAAGAATATTAGTCATACTTTGAATGTATTGCTCCAACATTCCATTTCCCATATCACCAAAACCACTTTGCATGTTCATCTTTAGTATTTAACGTCAAAAAGAGTTTTGGCAGTTCCCTCACCGACACGGAGAATATTGTGACTGAGTGCGTAGACTTTCAATTGTCTTGTATAATCCACACACGGTGTGAGACTTAGGTTAAGAATTTGTTCTTTTATTAGGCTGAAATTTATTTGTCCTGTTGGATACCATTTCTCGGGCTCTAAGGCGAAACTATAGGAATAGAATCGTCTTATAAGTTGAGTTTTAGAATGGTGAATAGCTGCTTGAACAGCCTTGAGAAAAATGACATTACCCGTTTCTCGTGTGATTATAGGTTGACCATCTAGATCAAGTGTGAGGTAGTCAAGATTCTCATAGAGAATGTATTTACCACCCGTGTCTTCTAAAGTATTATCATAATCAAATGGTGTCATATATTCACCCTCTGCTGTACCAACATCGCCTTGTCTTTGAATGACAAAGTAAAGTTCCTTTAATGGATTTACAAAATCCAATTTGAATTTACCTTCTTGTCCACCTTGAGAAATATCAAAAACATTTTGTTGAATCTGGGTGATCACATAATCTTTCTTCTCTGATGCAAGTTTGATTCTATCAGATGGTTCAAGGAATATCACTTCTGCACATAATTTGAAATCTTTAATATGGATTGTACCAGGTGTTACAGGTTGAAGTGCCCCTGTTGATCCGTTTATGATTAGATGATCATGGTCACGAAGCTTAATCTCAACCTCAACTTCCTGTTTCTTGATTGCACACAAGGGTACCGCCAATTCTGGGTTATTGTAAAAATAAAATGGTAAATCTACAAAAAACTCCTCGTCTGCAGTTGCTGTACCGATTGTACCAAGAATATTTCTGTCAGACACCCTACTGGATACTGTACGCTCTGGGTACTTCCCAATGAGTTCTTTGAGAGCCCGCTGCTTCGTTTGTGTAACGTTGTGTTCTGAATATATCTGAAGATAATCACTTGGTAATCTCTGGATAATTTTTCCACCTACAATGAGATCAGCGTGTTCAATAAGTGCATGACCAATGGACTCTATATATCTAGGATCATCGTAAAATAATGTAGAAATAAGTGGCAATTTCATCTTTACGCTGAGTGTTGTTAAAAGATCTCCGGTATTTTGAGCGATTCTAAACCTCGCTTTACCCCCAAAATCCGCTACATTTTCTGAATCTATGTCCACATATTCTCTTGCAAAGTTTGTGTGTTTTCTAAAACTTTGCAAAAAGTATGTATACTCTGGATCCAATGTAAAGAACCTGTCTTGGACTCCAGATGCTAAAAGCTGTACACGACCAGCCATTACTATTATAACATTCTAAAATTTTAAACCTGCTAAACCACTATTTACACGGAGTATGTTGTAGTTTACAGCATACACTCGTGTGTTGTTATTATCAACTCCATTAATAGGGTCAATTTGAATTGTGAGAAGTTTGTGGAATATACGACTCATGTTAACTTGTCCAGTTGGATAATACACTTCTGGATTAAGCGCGAAACTATACATACCAAACTCAGATTGTTTATAGTTCGTACTAGCTACATATTCTGGAGGACTTATATAGTGTTTTAGAGCTTGTTCATATACGAGAAACTTGTGACCTCTGTCAAAGACTATTTCATTGTTGAACTTTAGTTTAACATTCAAAATCTTGTTGTATCTATTTGGGTGATTGTCCCTGACGGCTTTTTCAGATTGTGACACAAAGAAAAGTTCTCTCACTGGATGTGAAAAGTTAAGCATCACAGATTTAGTATTCTCACCAGGTTTCATAACAAAATTGGACATTTGAACCTGTGTGATAACATAATCAATTGGTCTCGTCATAAGATAATTACGTTCTCTATCAGTGAGAAATACAAACTCTGTATCTATAGAACATTTTATAAGATTTGCAGACACGTTTTCTGATGCACCACCTTCTATAAGTTCTGTGAGAGGTCTTAATTTAATTTTAACTTCAACGAGTTGTTTCGTCAGTGCACAAGTTGGTATGGCAAGACTTGGATTGCGGTAAAAGTAAAATGGGAGATCCATAAAATAGGTATTGTTACCTGTATAACTCAAGAGTTGACCATGACCATTTAAGAAGTAAACAGTTTGATCAGTGTCGTCGTCTGTATTATGGAGCTGCTGATGCATATAAATGTATTCTCCAGTAATCTTTTCAATCGTTTGACCACCTATGAGAAGTTCAGCACTCTCCACTAAGTGTGAAATAATAGATGGACACCATTCATCTCCTCCCGGTGATGGATCATCTAGTGTCACTTTCAGAGTCATATTTCTAATCACGTCACCTTTATCATTAGGTATTCTGAAATGAAGGTTTTTACCAAAATCTAAATTAACACCATCAAATTGAGTTTCTACATAATCAATTGCAAACTTGGTATGTCTCCTAAAGTTCATCAGAAAATAGGAAAACTGTGGATCTCCTGTGAGCCATTGGTCTTGGACTCCGGTGGTGGCAAGTCTCAAGCGACCTGACATTCCTATAGTATGTGAGTAAAATTTTGTTAAATAAAACGAAACACTACTGTAGAATGAACCTTCAATTGAAGAAATTCAAACCTGAGACGATATCAGATGACAGGGTTTGTGTATTTATTGGAAAGCGTAACACAGGTAAGTCAACCCTAGTCAAGGATATCATGTACCATAAGAAACATCTCCCAGCTGGTATAGTTCTCTCAGGAACAGAGGAGGGTAACCATTTTTATTCGGATTTTATACCAGATCTCTTTATTTATGGTGACTACGATAGAGACGCTATAGAGAGAGTTATGGCCAGACAAAGAAAGCTGGTAGGTGCGGGTAAAACAAATTGTGGAGCCTTCATGCTTCTAGATGACTGTATGTATGACTCAAAGTTCCTGAAAGATACCTGTATTCGTCAATGCTTTATGAATGGGCGACACTGGAAGATATTCTTCATGTTGACGATGCAATATGTTATGGATTTACCACCAGCGCTTAGAGCGAATGTAGATTATGTATTCATCCTCAGGGAAAACATTATCCAGAACAGAGAAAAGTTATATAAATCATTCTTTGGGATCTTTCCATCTTTCGATATGTTTTGTAAGGTGATGGATGCTTGTACTGAAAACTATGAATGTCTTGTTTTAGATAATACAGTGAAATCTAACAAAATACAAGATTGTGTCTTCTGGTACAAAGCAACTGTGAGGAAAAACTTTAGAGTGGGAAGTCCAGACCTCTGGAG